TGGGTAGCCTGCGCGAAGACGAGCTGGAGAAGATGATCCAGGACGAACTGAAGGGTGAGCGTCGGCCCACCCTTCTGATCCGTATGCACCAGCGGTTCACCGTCCTGCGGAACCTCCGCGAGCGGCGCGAGATATTGATGGCGGCGTCGGCCCCTACTGACCTAGCAACCCTGGAGCCGGCGGGCGCGGCGTAGCGGCCGAAGGCGCCCGCTCGGCGTCTTCGCCCGTGAGTTCACCGACGGCCGTGCTGGCCATCCAGCCTTGCAGCCGGCGGGCGGCAACGTCCTGCTGTTTGGCCGTCCGCAGAGGTGACATGAGCGTGGCGAACAGCCCAGGGTCGGTTATGGCGTCCGTCAGCAAGGCCTTCGCGCGGTCAGCGGTAAGCTGGCTGATAAACCGGCGCATGAGGCCAGAGGCCATTTGCGACTCTTGCAGGCCGGGCGCAACTCTCGCCGCGAGAAAGCGACCCGCAACTTCAAGGACAGTAGCGGGCAAATCCCCAACGACGCCGCCGCGCAGGGGAGAGGCACCCCTGGCGCGCTCCAACGCCGTCAGCTCTGTACCGATCTGCCGAAGGCGCTGAATAGAAGGGGCGTCGAACACCACCCGCAACGCCCGCAGCTGTTGGGGGTCGTCTAGCACACCCATAATCGCACTGCCGTTGAAGACCACCCCATCGGGCGTCGTGTCGCGCGCGCGGCTGAACAGATTGTCGATGAACGCACCCCGCAGACCAGCCAGTGCTTGGCCGGACGGATCGCGATCTACCGACCGACGCAGGCTTGCCGCGATAGCCGCCGGATCGTCCGCGCTAAACACACGCGCGATCTCACCGCCAGGCTCCGCATTGAGATATCGCGCGACGGCGCTCTCCTGCCTTTGATCTAGGAGACGTGCCATGCGTGTGTCGTCGCGCTGTCGCAGACCGCGCTCGACAGCCGTCTGACGAGCAACGGCCGCGCCTGCTTGGCCCTGCGCCGTCATGGCTTCGGTCAATCTATCGCGGATGTCTGGGAACCGCGCCAAAAGCGCCTCATTCTCCCGCATCCAAGACGTAGCAGACGGTCGGCTGATATTGCCTTCGCCCGAGATCGCCCGATTGCGGAAAGACCGCGTGAGGTAGTCCTCGATGGCTTGCCGAGTGGCGGGGCTATTACCAGTGGCCGCCAGAAGATCACGGGCGGCGATGTCGGCAGAGGGGCCACCGGAACCCAACAGCCGCTCCAGCGTCAGTTCGGGCGGTGTGCGGGCTTCAGCTTCGTCGCCCATACGAGACAACGGGCGGACAGCGCCGCCGCGGAACATCTCGTTCATATTTCGGCTGTACGCGCGAGCGACCGCGTAGGGCCCGGTCGTATCTGGGACAGTATCAAGCGTAGCCAACACATCGTCGGCGATTTGTCCGGCGATACGGCCTTCGTTGCGTCGCCCTTCTTTGTAGGCGTTGCGCTCTATTTCGAGGAGCTTGGACCGCATAGTGTAAAGCTCTGCGGGGGTCGCCGTCTCGCCCAACCGCGCCCCTTGCGGGCGGGGAGGCAGCAGATCCGGCTGGAGACGACGGATAAGCGCCGTAGCCTCATCTTCAGCCTCCGGCGAGGTGCGACCCAAAAATTGCCTGGCATACGCCGGGATGTCTTCGCGGCCCGTAACTGGCGTGGCTTCCACCAACGCGGCAAAACGCTGAAACAGCGGCGCCGTTTCGATCCGCACGTCGCCAGGGATCGAGTTCCACAGCACGCTTTCTTGCGCTCGGGCCGCCGAGTAAGCGTTGTCGAACTCCTCGCGGGCGATGCGAGAGGCGGCGTCAGCAGGCGCCGTCGGCTCCAGCGCGGCGATGCGTTGCTGCGCCCGCGTTTGTGCCTGTTCAACTCGAGTGTTGAGGGCCTCCGACAGCCGAACGACACGGTTTTCAAGGAAGGCCCGTGTCTGCGTCGGGCCACCACCCAACAGACGAGCCTCTTCCTCCAGCGTCCGTTGCGCGGCTGCTGCCCGTTCCTGCAGCTGTTGAGCGACGGCCGGGTTCTCCTCCGCGACTGCGCGCTCCAGCGCCAGCAACCGGGTGTCGCCAGTACGCTGCGCCGGCGTCAGGTTGCTGATCGTCGGCGCTTCTGCCGCCTGAGATGCGGCGGCCGGATCTGGCACCAGCGACATAAGACGGCCGGCGGCGCGAGAGCGGTCGCCCGATGGTAGATACGGTGCAACGGCAGATGAGACGACTTGCGCGCCAGGAAGACGCATGGCCAAGCTGGGCGCGGCAAGAAGACCACCCACACCTAGACCGCCAGCAAGTTCGCCTAGCGCGGCGGCGGTCGGATCTCCGGGGAAGTTCTGCTCCGCGACATAGCGGCCCGCACCCGCCCCTGCGCCCGCCGCAAGTTCCGCGCCCGTCGTCGTAACAGGCGCAACCACAGGAGCCCGCGCGACGCTTTCGCCAACACGCGCGACCAGAGGGCGCGAAGAAGCGGCGGCAAGACGAGCGGCGCCGAGCCCAGGAATAAGCATACCGGCCGCTTCACCGACGCTCTGCGCCACGTTCTCTTCCAAAGTTTCAGCCCGCTGGCCAGGGGCCGGCACCATCGGCACGCCAACGGCGCGTCCGAACCGGGACAAACCGGACTCAATGCTTGCCGAACCACCGAAGGGCTGTTGGCTGACCGGCAGACCGACAGCACCGAGCGCGACGTTGGCGAGGTCTACTGGGGCGCCAAGCGTCCGCGCCAACAGACCGCGGTTAATGAACGGCAGGACACCGGGGCTCTCACGCCGCGGCATTTCGGGCGGCGGGGGCTGTTCAATGGGGGCGTCTAGCGCAAAACCGGGCGGAAGTGCGGGCGACGCCGGCACAATTTCGTCCAGCCTAAAACCAGGAGGAAGCGCGCCGCTCATCGCATGGGTACCCATTGTCCGTTGCGGAACTGAATACGCTCGCCAGTTTGCGGGTTGGTGGCAGTCCTGCCTTCCTGGACGGAACCGCTCGGCGCAGGGGCGCCGCTCGGCGCCGGAGCGCCGCCTGCGTTGTAGGTAAACTGGTCGCGCCGCGTCTCCAGAAGCCGGATAATCTCTTGCGCTGCGGCCCTGCGGGTGGCGTTCGGAAGCGCGGAGTTTGCCAACTGCCCGGCCGCCTCACGGTAGGATTGTGTGTCCGCGTTGGACTGCGGGCCCTCAAACCGAGGAACCAACTTGAGAACGACGTCGGCAATTGGCGCCAACGACGCCGCAGCTTGCGCGCCTTCCGTTGAAGCACCGAAGAACGCCAACAGATTGTCCCGAATTACACCGACGCCGCTACCCGTAGACCGCTCAAGCAGGCCGCCGGGTTCCGTAATGCGCCGCAGTTCTGCAATACCCTGCTGTACCTGCGATGCTTCTGAAGTGCGCGTGTCTTCGCGACGAGCGGTCAAGCGGCCCGTCTCCTGCGCCGCGGCTGTCTGCCCAGCCTCAAGAACACGCTCGGGCATCCGGCTGGTTACGGTCGCAGGCCCACCCGGCACCGCGCCAGGAACGGCGGCCGGAGCCGGCACCAACGGAGTGGCGGCGGGCGGCGCAGCGGGGGTGAGAAGGCCTGTCGCAGCAGCGGCCGGCGGTGGGGTAGGGGTCAGTAGCCCCGCCGCCGTTGCAGGCGCAGGAGGCGGAGGCTGGCTTACACCTGTAGTGGTTGGCAGTGCGGCGCGGGGCGGCGGAATGCCGACAGGCACATTCGGCCGAATGACAATGGTGTCGCCATTTGCCAGACGCTCTTCCCGTGGGCCGTACAGCGCGTTGAAAGAGATTGCGTAGTCAGGGCTCTCCACAAAACTGGGGTCGCGCGCGCCTCGCAGAACATTGGCTTGGTGCCGTTCATTCTCGGTGCGCGGTTCGGCCGGACGGATCGGCTCCCAGCGGCGCGTCTGCTCGTTGAAGTAGCTCTCCCCTCGGACGAGAGGCGCCGCCGCCTCTCGACGCGCCGCCTGCAGCTGCACCTCGGTCAGCGCGCGCTGGTTCGGGTCCTGAGTGGCACGCGTCACCGCGATCTGCCGCAGAGCTTGGCTCACGTCACCAGCCCGCATGCCGCGGACCTGCGCGAACGGAATGCCCGTCTCCCGCTCGAACGCGGCGGGGTCTTCCATGAGGCGGGCGATGCGGCGCTCGCCCTCGATCTCACCCCGTCGCTGCTCGGTCTGCGCCGCCATGAGGCGGCGCTGCGACGCGTTGTACAGGTCGGTGTTTACGCCAGAGGCGGCGCCGCCCAGCCCCGCCAGAAGCTGCGCCCGCTGCGCCGGTGCGATCGGCTGACCGGCTGCGAGGAGCGTGGCGCTGAGATTGGCCAGGGCGTTCACCGCCGCGTCGCGCACGTCAGCGCGCGGCACACCGTAGCGCGGGTCGATCTGCGCCATCTGCTCGGGATCGCCGCCGGTGAAGAAGTCCATCAGACCGACCATAGGTACCTCCTAACCCAGCAGACCGCGGCGGCGGCGAGTAGCAATCGGCTCGAACGGCCGGGGACCAACAACCTGCGTGCGCATCTGCGGCTGCTCGACCTGCTGCGGCGCGCCCATCTGCGACAATCCCAGAAAGCCGCGCTGCGCGCCACCTATACTGCGCATGCGGTCAGCCTGCGTGCGTTCCTGCTCTTGCTGCTGCTGCGCCTGCTCCGGCGTCAGAGGCGTCGCAGGGTCGACCATACCGGGCGCAAGGTAGTTGCCCAGACGGCGCAGGCCGGTGCCCAGATCATTCCGGTAGACGGGGTCAGCCGGTGGCGGTGTTGGCGCCGGCGGCCCGATCGAGACGGCGTTGGCCATGTTACCCGCCGCAGGACCGTCAGCAGGCGGCGCAACACCCAGACCCATGCGCGTCGCCAGCTGTCGGCCGATCTCCGTGATCGGACCAACGCCGCCCGCGTTCTGCACCGCGTACCAGGGCTGCACGCCGCGATCGCGCATGCGCTCCAGCGAGAAGTCCACCTGCTGCCGCCAGTTTTCGGCCGACGGCGGCGCGCTGAACCGTTGCTGGAACTCGTAGGCCATGCCGCCAGGTGCGATGGTGCGCGGGTCGCGGGAGCCGGAGAACAGCTGGAACGGCCCGAAGCTGTAGCCGCGGTTGTCGGCGTTGCCGAAGGTGGGCGACGACAGCGTGCGGAAGTTGAGCCCCTCACGGCTGGCGATACCCAGCGCCATGTTGGGGTCGACACCGAGTTCCGTCGCACGGCGATAGATGTAGTCGGCGATTGTCGGGATATCAGCCATCAGCGCGCGCCGAAGATCAGCGGGTAGAGAGCGGCGGCGCCAGTGGCGGCCGAACCGACCGCGCCCAGGCCAGACAAGAAGTTGCTACCCCGCGGCACGAACTGCGTGCCGGTCGAGGTCGTGCTGTAGGGCGTGGCCGAGGTCGCACCGAGACGCAGGTTGAGCATCTCGATCGGGTAGTTCTGCTGCTCCTGGAAGCGCGCGTAGGCCTCGTCGAGCGCCGCCTGCTGCTGCGCCTGCCGCTGCGCGCCGATGTTCTCAAGCAGCGCCGCGTCAAGCTGGCGCGAGCGTTGGAACTCGCCCGACAGGTCCGACAGTTGCCCAGCGCCCGCAAGCCGCAGGTTCGCAGCCTGCAGCCCCGCCGCCTGGTTCAGCTGCTGGGCCTGCAGCGCCTGCTGCGCGTTGATCTGGGCCGCCTCAAGGTTGGCGCGCTGGTTGGCCAGAGACGACTGCAGCGCGCGGTCGATGTTGAACTGGCCGGTCTGCATGCCCGCCTGCTGGTTGGCCAGCGCAGCCTGCTGCGCCAGCTGCGCGCTCGTCGTGCCCGCCGCCAGATTGGCCTGCTGGTTGGCCAGCGCCGCCTGCATGGCGCGCTGCTGGTCCGCCTGCAGCAGCTGCGCCGCCTGACCGTAGCCCTGCGAGCGGAGGTTGGCCGACAGTTCGCCGGCAGAGCGCGCCGCCTCGCCCAGAGCCACGCCCTCCGCGATGCCCTGACGGGAGCCGCCAAAGGCACGCGCCGCCATGGCCTGGTCCCCGATGCGGTTGACGGCCTGCTGCGTCGCGCCCTGCAGGCGCGAGAGAGCGGCGTTTTCCACGTTCTCCAAGTAGGGGTTCATGTAGGCGCCGACGTTGCCCTGCAGGAAGTTGGGCGCGGTAATGTTCTGCGCCCCTACCCCGGCACCGCCGACGCGCTCAAAACCCGTGCGCCCAGCGCCCACGTTCATCGCACTCACCTCAGACGGCGCGACGAAGTCGGGGTTGTAGGCCGCAACGCCGGAGGCCGTCTGGAAGGCCTGGTTGAACATGGGCTGCGTCGCGCCCACGCCCGCCTGCGCGTAGCCGAATGCGGCCTCCTGCTCGGGCGAGAAGCCGGCGATCAGCTGGCCAGTGTAGGGCTGGTAGGGGCGATTGCTGATCGCGTCAGCGCGCGCGAGGTTTTCGCGCGTCACATCCTCAAGCCACGGCGGGAGTTCAGTCCGCTGGGTTACCGTCTGAGCACTCGGTGCGCTTCTGCCCATGGGGGTCGTACTCCATCATTATCATCCGCCGCTTCCAGCCCCTTGCCTTTAGGACCGGCTCGTAGCCCGGCCTCACGCAGGCCTGGCCATACTCACACCCCTGTTCCAGCGCCCACTTCTCCACCTGCGGCATGAGCTCCAAGATCCCGTCGAGCTCACCGGCAGACAAGAAAAAATGAGCGTACTTGCGCCGTGGCGACTGCACGATCTCCGTGATGATGATCGCGCGATCGTTGTGGTGCGCCTGCATCTCCCCTCGGTTGAGGGCTTCGATGACGTCTTCTAGGGAGTGCGTGTCGCCGCCAAGTCGCAGCGCCTTCCGCATCCTAGTAAGGAGGAGAGCCCGATTGTCCAAGCGGCACCGCCGTGGTCGTTAGGGTTCCCGTATTACTGACTGTCAGCTTATATACCGACCCGTTCGGCGCTTGAAGCAAAACCGAGTCCACCGCCTCGATCTTGTTCACCGTCTGGCCCACGATCTGGTCTAGCGCCGACAAGGCGCGCGTAAAGTAGCCCGCGTCGTAGGCCGCCGGAGCGGGAGGAAGATTAGCCCTCATCGTGCCCCCTTCGCCGTGAAGTCAATCCGCATCTGGCCGATACTCCATGGGGCGTCTTCGGTCGCGGCGATCTTGATGCGGAAGTCGCGCCCTGTCACGCGGACATCCGTGTAGCCGTCAGAACGCGGGTTATAAGGCCCCGACGTCGTCTCCGCGCCCTCCGGGGTGAAGGACGAAAAGAACGTCAGTTCCGTGCTGTCGTAGCCGTAGCCGCTGTCCGTCAGCGCCTGACGGACGAAGGAGATCGACCCGCCGTCGCGCAGGTTGACGGACCCCGTCTCGGCGTAGCGATCCGTCTGGATCGGCGCGCCTGCGGCAGTCCAGCCGTTCTCCTGGTAATACACCTCGTTCAAGTCGTCGGTGGCCAAGGGGTACTTAAACACGCCCGCGCTGCAGGCCGCCGTGCGCGTCATCGTGTTGCCGATGCCCCACCAGCCCTCTTGGAAGTTGTAGTAGACGGAGAGGTTCGGCACCGTAGACCCCTGCGACGGGAACCAGAACCAGACTTCCGGGAAGGTGCCGTTGTCGGACCCGTGCGCGTAGAGCGGACCAGAGTTCGGGTCGATGTTGTCGAAGACGTAGGCCCCGACATCGCACGCCAGCGGCTTCACGACGCCGCCGTCGTACATCCAGAAGCCTTCCTTCCCCATCCAGATGCAGCGCCCAGCCGTCACCGCGAAGGAGCGCGGCGACATCAGGCCGCAGCCGAAGCCGATGCGCTCGATCGAGTAGATGTAGGGCAGGCCGATGAAGCGCATGAGCCACGCTTCGCTCTCGGTCCAGATCAGCGTGCCCTCGCGCACGGGCGCCGCCATGACCAGCAGGCTTTCCGTGTCGAGGTCGAGGAAGCCCGCCGTGTTGGTCGGTGAGGCGAAGTCCCAATCCGTGTAGTTCTCGCGCGAGCTCCACCCGACCCGGCGCGGCACCCCGCCAACACCAAGAAGCACGGCGTGGCGCTCCGGCGTGACGATCACGGCGCGGTTGCTGATCGGGATCACCTTCGTCGTGGTGACGCTGCCGCCCGTGCCGGTGATGTTGGTGCCGGAGGAGGAAAAGGTGAAGTTGACCGTCTTCGGGTTCG